TTTTTATCGTCTTGGTCTATTATTGTTTTTATTTTGTGCACGTTCGTGAAGTTTTTCAATTTCTTCATTTTCTTTCTGCAAGAGATACAAAAAGTGTCGTCTTCTATATACTGGCAGATTCTCGATATAATCTGCTTGGAACTTAGCGTGTTTGGTTAAAATGTAAATCTCTTCATTAACCATTTTTTTGTACTCACCCGCTAAGTTGCGGGGAAAAAAAAATCTATGCCCACAGATAATTGTGCTTTGAACTTATATCCGTCTTTGGTACAGAATTCGTATTCCATGTCAACATCTGGACTAACATCAATAATTTTTCTACGAATAGTCAGTGCATCCAATGCAGGCATTGCATCAACAAACTTGTCAATATATGACCTATCTGTTTTATCATCAATTGATATAATTGAGGATTTTAACTTCATTGTACTGTATTGACTAAATTCTTCACCATATGCTTCTTGAATAGCTTCAGCTTTTTTAAATATCTTAGTGTCTTCACCTGAAGTTATTAATCTAAACACTACGGTTTTCTTACGCATTGGTAATTCCACTCTGAAATAACCATATTGGTCTGGTGTTTCTTTAACTTCTTTGTATTGAAGTTTTAATAAGTCAACAGTTGTTTTAAATAAGACATTTGTCCTTGGGTCAGGTACTTGAACACTATATTCTGCACCATAACTTGAACTACGAAGAAATAAAATAATTGCATTTCTATCACCAGCCAATAATTCTTCAGGACTGATACCAGCAGTTTTAATTTTTCTCTTAAGTAAAATGTCTAAAACTGTTCCACTTTCAATTAATGAAGGTGTTGTAAGTAAGTCTTCATCTTTAGAAGTCATGTATTCAACATTTACTTCAGAAATTTTACTTGAATAAAACAAACCCTTTGAAGGTAATTTAACTATTTCATATGAAGTCATTAAATCAGGGTCAGTTTCTCGCATCATACTTTTTTCAAATTCTTGTGGATTGAAAACTGGTGATGTTGGTATTGCATTAAATTGAACTGGACTTGGTGGAACTCCAGCAATAGGATTTTCATTTCCATTTGCTTCACGTTGTTCTTTATACTTTTTAAGTACGTCACCAATTGCTTCTCTCTTTGGAGTGTTTTCGTTTTCTGGCATATTTTATAATTTTTTATATTTTATTATTGTTTTGATAAATACTATAAAAAAAATTTTCGTCAGTATTCAAGATTTTTAAATAAGAAACGTATTAACATATGTAATCAACAATTTAATTAATTTAATTAAAGTAATACGTTAAATAAAATATGAGTAATCGAGATAGATTTAAAGAAGACCAAGATTTTGAAGAATTAGTTTCTGTCAATAGTGGAGTTCAGATTGCAAAGATTAAAAGTGAAATTGGTAAACTATTACCAAGTGATATTAAAATCATTGCAAAAAACGAAAGCCAGAAGAAATTAATTAACTCAATAAAGAATAACGAGATTACTATTTGTGCTGGGCGTGCTGGTACTGGTAAAACATTTGTTGCAGTTGCATATGCTTTGAGTTTATTGAGGAAAACAAGTAATCGTTACAAGAAAATCTATCTTGTTAAGTCGGTGACCACGCTAAAGGGTGAAGAATTAGGGTTTCTAAAAGGCGACCTGAAGGAAAAAATTGACCCATTTATGTGGAGTTATTACATTAATATGGAGAAGATTATACTTGAGACTTCAATGAAAACTTTACTTGATAAAGAAATCATCAGACCATTTCCACTTGCTTATATGAGAGGTGCGAGTCTTGATGACTGTATAATCATTGCTGATGAAATGCAAAATGTTACACTCGATAATTCGTTGACATTATTAACACGTATTGGAAGTAATTGTAAACTCATATTGCTTGGAGATATTAATCAAATTGATATGAAGAATAAACATGAGAGTTCTTTAGAACAATTACTTGAAATGTACGACAATACTTCAAATATAGGTGTAATTGAAATGAGTACCGAAGATGTTAACGTTAGAAATCCGATAATTGCAGTTATTGAAGAAAAATATTTGGAGTATAAAAAGAAATCTAAAAAAGTTAATATTTCTACGAATACTAAACAATTATTGGTAGAAAATAGATATGATAATCCTACGGGTTTAACAAGTGGTGCATAATGGAGACAAAAATATTGGTAATATATGTTGGAGTACAAGGCATTCGTGCTGAAGATATTCAAGATTTTGTTAATAAGGTAACTGATAAAATCATACCTAAAACATTTGAAGGTGAAATAATCATAATACCAACAAATTCACCAAATACTAAGATTGAATGTATTAATCCTAAATACATTATCGAACCTGAGTTAATTCGGGAACACACAGAAATGATGAATAAATTACAAGAAGAACTTCAACATCAGTTGAATCAATTAAAAAAAGGAAATAATGAGTAAATTAAAAATTGGCGTTGACATTAATGAAGTATTAAGAGCAAGCTGGATTCAGTTTGACAGATATTACATCGAAGAATTCGGTGAAGAAGGTGCACCAGCAGAAAAACCTTATGTGTATAACTATTTTGACGAGTATAAATTTGTAGATACTGTCGAGACAGTTAAAGAAATGCGAGAACCTGAAGATACACCTGAAAATATAAGTCCTATTGATTATCAGGTTGACGAAAATGGTGAAGCACCAGCAGATGCATTCATTTTCAAACAGGCACAGAAAGTTCCAATTAGTGCTAAAGAAATTTATAATCGTTTCTTATATCAGGATTTCTTATTTGAAATCTTTGGTTCTGCACCTATGATGTATAAAAATATGGATGTTTATGTGAATAAATTCCTTGAACAGTATCAGAATACTGCAGAATTCACGATTGTTTCAGTTGAAAACAAATTCAGTATTCCACCAACATTATTCTTTTTAAGTAAGATTTCCACCAGATTCAGAAACTATAAATTTTATGACGATTCTCTGGATATGTGGAATGACGTTGATGTGCTGATAACCACCGACCCAAAAATTCTTAAAATTGGTGCTCCTTGGGGTAAAAAATTGATAAAAATAATCAGACCCTATAACGAAAATATTAAAGCAGGGTCAATCGAAGTGAAACAGGTTGCAGATTTAATCGACAATCAGGAATTCGAAAAAATAATTAAATATAAAAAATAAGTAAAATGAGCGAAGAATTAAAAGTATCAGCAGAACAAGCTGAAATCGAAAAAATTGAAAAGGTAAAAGTATCATTGGATAGAATTGCAAGTAAGAAGTCTAAATTCTTGTTTGTAGTACCTGAATCACAGAGTCCTGTTGCAAGTGTGTATGAAATCTATTTTCACGCAACTGTAATTAAGAACTTGGGTTACGAAGTAATTATCATGGTTGAAAAAGGTGATTATATCGTACCAGTGTGGATTGAAAAAGAACTTACACAGTTCAAACATATGTCAATGGCAGACCCTAAATTAACGGTAGGTCCTGAAGACGTAATGGTTATTCCCGAAGTTTTTACCAACGTAATGGAGCAAACTAAAAACTTACCATGTGTAAGGGTTGGATTGTTGCAATCTGTTGATTATATGGTTAATTCGTTAATCCCCGGGACTGATTGGGCATCATTCGGCATCCAAGAAATCATCACAACTTCACCAGCATTGAAAGAATGGGTTGAAACATTCTATGGTAAAGATAAATTCAACATCAGTGTTTACAACATTGGTATTCCCGAATATTTTGAAAAGTCAAGTATTCCACAAAAGCCTGTAGTATCTGTTATGGGTAGAAATGCTAACGAGATTTCTAAATTTGTTAAGTTATTCTTCAGCAAATATCCTAACTATAGCTGGGTAACATTTGACCCAATGCTTACCAAGAGTAAACCACCACAACCAATGCGTAGGGTTGACTTTGCAAAAAGATTGCAAGGTAATTTCGCAGCAGTATGGATTGACAGAATTGCAAGTTTCGGCACATTTCCTCTTGAGTGTATGAAGTCTGGTGTTATTCCTATTTGTTTGAAACCAGATATTATGCCAGAGTACTTGGTAGAAAGAGACGAAACAGGTAAAGTTACTAAGATTGTTGAAGGTGGTGGCGTTTGGACTGAAAACTATTATGACCTTCCAATATTGCTTGGAGACGTGCTTGTGAAATTTCTTGATGATAGTATCACTCCAGAGTTATATGATTCAATGGAAAAAATTGCAAGCAAATACAATCAGGCTGACAGTGAAATCAAATTGACTGAGATTTACAACGAAATAGTTTATAAGAGAATCAAACTATTGGAATCTGCAATCGTTCCACAAACTACACCTGATGTAGAAAAAAATAACTTAACAATCGTATAATTTAAATAATATGAATATATCAGTAATAATTCCAGTACACGAGTTTAACGAAAAAGTACAAATCCTTTTAGATAAAGCAATTGAATCAGTAGTTAAACAAGAAAATGTTGATGCGCTGCCACAAATAGTTGTGGTTGCACCTCAAGAAGTATTAAATGCTTTAGTGCCACATATTTCTACAGAACAACGTCCTAACGTATCATTTGTCATAAATGAAGGTAACACTGACTACCAGTCACAGGTTAACCTTGCTGTGGAATCAGTAACTACCGATTATTTCTCGGTACTTGAATTCGATGACGAATATAGTAGTACATTCTTCAGAAATTCAACACAATACATTCAAAGCTATCCAGAAATCGATATCTTCTTAACTATGATGATTGAGGTTAATGAATTGAATCAGGGTATTAAATTAACAAATGAAACCGTATGGGCACAACAGTTTGTTGGTGAGAATGGTGAAATGGGTTATTTAAACGCAGCAGCGTTGAAACAATACACTGACTTCAAGTTGAGTGGTGCTGTTATCAAAAAATCTGAGTTCAAAAATCTTGGTAAATACAAATCAAACATAAAATTAGCTTTCATGTATGAGTTCTTGCTAAGAGCATTGAACAATGCATCTAAAGTATTTACCATGCCAAAAATCGGTTACAAACACGTGGCATCCAGAGAAGGTAGTTTGTTTGACGTGTATCTCAAGACAATGCCAATGAACGAAAGAAAATTTTGGTTTGAGACAGCAACGAATGAATCTAATTTCATAAACGACAGACTAATTGATATGTCAAGACTTCAGAAATTAGTTATCGAAGAATAACCTATAATTTTGACACATGATAAATGAAGGAAATCGAAAACAGTGCTCCGTATTTTGCCGAAAGGGAAGAACAAGCAGTAATCGACTATATTAATTCGAACTCGTTGGATGAAAAAAATCGAATTTATAATCAGATACTGATTGAACCCTTTCGCAAAATGATACAATCCATACTTCGTAGGTATCCAATTCATATTGGAAACTACGATATGGTTGAAGTTGAGTCAAATGCTTTAACACATTTGATTGAACACATGGTGAAGTTTAATCCTGATAAAATTACAAAATCTGGTAATAAAACAAAAGCATTTAGCTATTGTCAGACCATTATTAGAAATTATTACAAAGACCATAGTAAAAAAAGCTATACAGAGAAGAAAATTAATTTGAGCTTTGATGATTACATCGATGAAATTAATGAAAATTCTGATTATACATATGAAATTGAACTCGAAACTCAACACCAACTTGAGAAGTTAATTAACTCTGTCATCGAGAAAATCGAAGACAAGATTAATAATGACCCTGTGATGAAGAAAAATGAAATCATTGTTGGTGATGCAATCGTTAACGTGTTGAAGAACTGGCAGGTATTATTTATGGAAGATAGTCCTGAAGGTAAATTTAATAAAAGAGTTACCAATAAATTTGCGAAAAATAAAATCTTGTTATATTTGAAAGAACAAACTGGATTGAGTACAAAAGAAATTCGAATTGGTATTAAGCCATTCAAAGAAATATACTTTTTTGAAAAAATGGATTACTTAGATGATTAAAGTATATCAAACCATTGTTTCTAAAGGAACAGGTAACTGCATGCAAGCAGCAATTGCAAGTTTGTTTGATGAAAAACTTGAAGACGTTCCTAATTTCAAAGAACTTGGTGATGGTTGGTTTTTAGCCATGCACCATTTTTGTGAGGATAGAGGGTATGACCTTTGTTATATTAATAAGGGTAAATACAATACTGAATTTATGCGTAAGATTGCTGAATTTGATGGTGGAGTTGGTGGTTATTTTTATGGTGTAGTTAAAAGTCAGACATTTGAAAATACAACACATGCAGTTATTGTCGATAAAAATCTGAATGTAGTTCATGACCCAAATCCGAATCAAATGGCAATGAAATTATCTGCAGATGATATCGAAGGAATCTATGTGATGCATGACATGGTTATTGGTAAAACAGGTAAATTATTTACAAAGGAAGAATGGAATGCCACGACTGAGGCAGAGAGAGACGAAAATACACATAAATTATATTAAAGTATTTATATGTACTAAAACTATATTTTATGAGACCACAGAGAAAAAAACTAAAATTTGATGAAGACAGTGTAAACAAACTTCTTCAAGAAATATATGACGATAGTCACAACCAAAGAGCAAAAATTGTAAGATTATTCACTAAATGGGAAACCAAGATTAAAGAAAGTGGAGAAGTTCAGGCAATTGGTGACCAAATTGTTAAACTTATCGCTGCCGAAGCTAAAAACGTTGACCAAAAAATTATGTTATTGAAGTATTTAAAGGAAGTTGTATTCGATAATAAAGTTGGTGGTACTTCGTCAAGCAATAGTAGTAAAGAATCTTCTGAAGAAACTGGTGTAGTTTCTACTGATAGAAGAAACGAGCTATTGAATTTTGTTGCAGATGAATTGGAGAAAAAGGAAAAAAGTAAAAATAAATAATGAGCAGAGCAGATAGTAAAAGGAAAATCTTTACAACTATAGGTGCTTATACTTCTTTAAATCAGGAGGGTAAGAAACTAAAGCAGACAGATTTATTCCCTTCAATTAATAATAAGAGTGATGCTATTCCATATCTACTTGATGTGCTGAAAGTTGTTGCTGGTACTGAAGCAATAAAAGAAGCTGTCGGTGGTATGTTTACCAAAGTAATTGGTGAGGCAGAACCTAAATTAAAAACTGCGCTCAAAAAACAATTTGTACAATCTAATGCAAGTGACACATTTCCAACCACATTTAAGACTAATGGAATTACAGTTCCCGTTAAAAGCATTGACACGAATGGTAAATTAAAAGTTTCGCCATCTTCAAGTGATGGTAATATTTTATATGATACATCTAAACCTAATTTTGATAGTATTGCACACAATGCAATAGTAAATTCGGGTACAGATTCACCATATAGTAATATGTATATCAATTATAATGCGACATCTGACACGTTTAACATTAAACCTAAACTTGATATAGTTCCTAACCCAACAATTGGTGATTATTTTGGAACATACATTGATAGCACAGAACTTTTAAATAAGAAAGAAATTATGTCCACTGTGATGGACAATATTTATGGTACATTGGCAAAAAAACAAGGTAAAACCATTGAACAGGTTAATGATGAATTACAGGTTGAGCTAATTCTTGACCAACTATTAAATGAGGATGATTCATTTGAAATTTCTCCTTCAGAATATGATGCATTGCTTCAAAAAGCAATTGAAATGGTGAATGGTCAGGTTAATTATAATATGGGTTGTGGATTAATGCCAACATCACTTTCATTTGACGATTTAAGTGGTCTTATTGGTAACATTAGTGGTTCAACAGACCCATTTGCAATTGGTAATGCAATGGAAGCAACAATTGACCAGAGCACAAGTGGAAGTACAGGCACTGCAGCAACAACTGCTGAGAACAAACAAACAATTAAAGACGGATTTTTTCAAAAAATCATTAAAGCATTCACGAGTAAAATGTTACAGGCAGTAACTACTGCGCCACAGGTGCGAGTACTGTTTGGAATGATGTCAGCATTACAGAATAATGGTGATGTTCAACTCAGTGCAGCTAAAGATGATATGAAAAATTTCAAGATTTGTATCAAGTGTATGGCGAAAGAAATTATGAAAATCGTTGCAGAATTCATATTTATGCTTGCAGTAACATATTTGATGATATTGTTGAAACCAGTAATTAAGAAAATAATCAAAGAAAAAATAAATCAGTACGTAGGTATAATAAAAAGTTTAACACCTGCAGGTAGAATTGCAGCGTTAACGGGATAATTAAATAAATAAATTTATGATAGTAGACCAGAAATTAAACAGACAATTTGTAGGCGTTTACCTTATCGATGGTGATATGGGTGGAACTCAGCTTGCAACAACAATCAAACCTAATTGGATTAGAAGAACATTAACACTTTGGTTTTTAGGTTGGAAATGGATAAGCATTAAAGAACTTAAAGCAGTAAAGTAACATGGCAATCGATTTCAGTAGCATTGATGCAATTGTTGAAGGTTTTAGCAGAATATTGAGTCTTTCATCAACTGGAAGTCCAACCCCTGTGCCAACTCCTTTGATATTAATTGGAGTACCAATGCGAACTGGATTGTCACCAACTAAAATTGCTTCACGTATTATTGCGAGAAAGTCAGAAGCAGGTTTACCTGTAGGTGTACTACCTTCTGGTGCAGTTAGTCCCGATGAAATCATGGAAAGAATTAGAATTGAAGAAATAGTGAAAGCAATTCAGGAAGACATGATAATATCGGTGGCAATCCCCCCGGGGATAACTATCACAGCAGCAGGTATTTCACCTACGGGACCCGTATCCGTATTCGGCTCAACAATAATATATTCAAAAGGTTATGGAGTAGCACAATAATGGAAGACTATACAAAACTTACACCCACAGAGTTACTTAAAAGAGGTAATGATATCAAAGCCAGACATGACGTTTTGAAACAAGAGATTATTGATACAACTGTCGAGATTGAAAGACTTGAAACAAGTATTAATAATAAAATTGTTGAACTTGATGAACTTGAAAGAAATTATGTTGCAATTGTTGAAGTAATAACACAATAATATGCCATTTGATAAACCATATATACAGACGAGCAATCCCAATAAGCCTCAGAACGCAAGTATTATTCCACAAAGAACTATATACTATGGTGAGGTTATGAGTATTGCTGACGATACTGATGGTGGTAGAATTAAGGTAAGAATTCCTGATTTAGATAATCGTACATCTGATAATGATTTACCTTGGTGTTATCCATTACTTCCAAAATTCTTTCATTTATATCCACAAGTTGGTGAAATTGTTAGAGTATTTCTTGAAGATATTAAATTTCCTGAAAGAAGTAGATTCTGGATGGGTAGTGTAATATCTCAACCACAGAAAATTGAATTCGATTCAAAATATACTGCACTTTCAACAACTAACCTTGGATTAACCAATCCTGATAAAGCACCTTCAACGTATCCTGATGCAGATGGTGTGTTTCCATTAAAGACCGATGTTGCAATTATTGGTAAAGTAAACACAGATGTGTTACTTCGAATCAACGAAGTTCATATTAGAGCAGGTAAACACGAGAATGGAAATATTCTAAAACTTAACGTGAAGAACCCCGCAGAAATTAGTGTGATTTATGAGCCACAAACTGGAACAGAAAATGTGTATTATAGTAATACTATTGTAATGAGTGATAAGATTGCTTTGATTTCACATAGTGGAAATCCTCAATTTAAGGCAGCAAGGTTAACTTCACAGGATAGAGAGCGTATATTCACTGACGGACACCCAGTTGGTCGTGGAGACATCATTGTAGAAGCCTTAAACGTGTTTAGAAATGCATTGATTAATCACATACATGGGTACTCAGGACTTCCTGCAGATAAAACCGCAATTATTAAACAACTCGAAGATTTACAACTCGACCAAATATTACAAAAAAATATTGTGATTAATTAATTTTTTGTATATTTGCTTCCTATGAATATTGAAATTCCAATACCTCACCAATTATTCACGGCATTCAACGATGTCACGTTTTATGATGAACCACATAAATATTATGTGGATGATAAACAATTGGTGAGCGTTACAACATTGATTGGTAGATATCATGAAGAATTTAATGAAGACTATTGGTCACAATATAAAGCAGACCAGTTCAGGTTATCTCAAAGAGAAATTATTCGAGCATGGAAATTTATTAATAAAAAAGGTACGATTAAAGGTTCTGCAATTCACGACTACGCAGAAAATATCTTCCAAAATAAGAAATACGAATACCCTAAACAATTAATTCTTAATGAATTTGGTTTCGACCCAGTTAAGATTGAATACGACATAACAAAAAAACACGTAGATAATTTTTATCAAGACGTTCAAGGTAAATTAATTCCGATAAGAACAGAACTTGTGGTGTTTGATAGAGAAAGTCTAATTGGTGGAATGCTTGATATGTTATTTTTTAATGTAAAAAAAGGTGAATTTCAGATTTATGATTGGAAAACTAATAAAGAATTTACTAAAGAAATGAAAAGTAGGCACTTAACGGGTGACCTATATATGTTGGAAGATAGTGACCTCGAAATATATTCGATACAGCTTGGACTATATAAATATATTATCGAGAAATATACTGGAATTAAACTTGGTAAATCATATATCGTCTGGTTTAGTCATAATAACCCATCGTATGAGATAATTGAGGCTAAGGATAGAACGTACTATGTTAAGAAAATCATTGAAAATAGAATCTTAGAATTGGCTGCTTAATAATTAAAAAAGCCACAAATAATGTGGCTTTTAATTCTGTTTTGTGTATCTTATAGGTTAAGAATACAACGCCAAGGCTGAATTTCAAGTGTAATGTTGGTCAATTCGTCATTACCATAATCATTATCACCGAAGTCAATCGAAGTAATCATACACTGTTCCAAGAACCATTTTTCAACTTCAGCACCCGTTGGGTCTAAAGATTTAAGTAAAATGTTTTTCTTGTAACCTGCAGCATAACCCATACGTCCTGTAAGTGATTCTGCATGCAAACGTACCCACTCCATAAGAATCTGTGAGGTTGAAGGTCCTATCGGGTCAAGAAACGTCAAAGACATTGTATCCCAAGTATATCTACCTGCTACATAGTTTTGTTCGTTCATGAACTGAATTGGAACACTATTAATTTTCATTGAAGGTCTTTTGAACTTCTGAATACTCCATACTTCAACACCAACATCAATAAATTCTGCATAGAATCTATTAACCCTTTTTGGTTCGTATTTAAATGGGATTTCCCTTATCATTTGTGCCATAATTCTAAATTATTTAATTTTCTGTAATTATTTTTGTGTTTTCTATAAATACTCAATCATTTGAAAACAAATAATTATTATTTTGGCATAACACCTGTTCTCTGAAAATGTCTTAGTTCGTCTTTACTTAAACTATCAATTGTTCTTTCAGGTTTAGGTGCTTCTACTGCTGATGCAATAAATTCTTCTTCAACAGGTTCTTCAACCAATTCTTCTTCTAAAATTTCTTCTTCAGCAACTGGTGCTTCAACAACCCCACGATTTGGTTGTTCTTCAAATGATGGTGCTCGTACAATTTCTTCTTCAGTAACTGCTTCAACAACTTCTTCTATGTCGGCAACGATTGTTTCATTCTCAACAACCTCTTGTAATTCTTCTTGTTCTTCAATAACTTGGTTTAAAATACCAGTTCTTTTATTTTTGTTACTCATAATTTTTTATTTAAAATGTAATGTTATTTTTCTCATAAATACTACTAAATAAAAAAAGACCCGCCACACTGACGGGTCTTCAATTTATTGTTATTTGTTATGCACCAACATCTGAGAAACTTGCACCAGATGGAGTGATTGTGAATGTGATTCCAATGAACTCAACAGCACGTGTTGGTTTCAAGAATATTTCACCATACAATTCGTTTCTATCTCTGGTTTCAGTTGTATTGTTGCTATCGTCCATTTTTACTCTGAAGTCAGTTAAGCCTCTTTCTCTCTTGATAGCATCAAGGATTGGGTTAGCTTTTGACAAGAATTGGTCAATAGTTACTTGGTCATTTTGTTCGAATACAAGTCTGATTGCAATGTTTGCAATAAGAACCTTGATTTGAAGTAATAATCTACGTACATTGATTCTGTCAAGTGCACTTTCTTTAACCTGTAGAGTTTTCTGTCCAAAGATTGCTGTACCAGCATCTGCAAAGTCAGCCATTGGGTTGATTCTACCTGCGTAAAGTGTATCACGAGCTTCAAGACTCAATTTGTATTTAGATTTGATTGCATTTGTAACACCACGATTAAGACCAGCAGGTGCAAACCAAGGGAATGCAGTGTTGTCAGTAAACGCCATTGCTTTTGCTACTTCACCAGTTGCAGGAACATAAACCTTCACAGCATTCTGACTATC